TGTCTTGCCATGCAGCAAAGATACTCCATAGCTGTTCTTCTGCCAGCTCTAGAAGAGCCGCTTTTTCAGCTAACTTAGCGTTTAACAATTGAAACTCTGTCTGCATCGCCACCCCTGATAGGGTTAGCTCTTTTGCACCCCGCACTGCTCCCATGTGCGCCATGCGATTAATAGCGTTTACTTTATCGCTAATAGAATTACGAATAGCATCTAGGTTTTGTCCACTCGGCTGAAGCTGGAAAGGTCTAAGGCTAGGCTCAAGGTCTTCAGGCATATTAATTATTGAACCTGCACCAGCCGTAGCATCCGTGTCATGGGTTTTTACTAGAGTAGGATGGTTAGATATTCTAATTAGCTGCTCTATTTCAGAAAGCTCTGAGTAGATAGCCTTTTGCATATAAGATATATCTGATAAATCGCTTACGCCAATACCTCTGACCACAGACCTTGCTGCTGGTAGATAGGTAGCGGGTATAATTCCTAACGGATTAGGCTGTTCATCTAATTTGGTCGCTGTATCGTTTTCATACCGATAGTATTGGATCGTTTCTTTGTCCCAAATCCTGTAATACTCGATTATTTTAGTGTCTTCTGTTCTCTCAATAGACTCCCTGACTTTAAGGTAAGACAATCTGAAGCGTCCTGATTCGTGTCTTTCCCACTTCCAATCGAATACGTTCTCAGGTGTAAACAGTGTTATATAGGGTCTTATTTCTTGCTCAAGCTCTTCTGCTCTAGTACCTGCGTTTGATTTAGGCTTATCTATCATCAGCCACACATGTCCGTAAACACTAGACCATATCTGTGCTTCTCGCATAAACGAGTTAAAACTTTGTCCGTCTAAGTCAGCATCTTTTATAAACGATTCTAACGCTGGACTACCAGTTAAAGAGTTATAGTTTCTGATGGGAGGTATTCGCCACAGAAAGCTAGAGTATATATGGACTATGTTTTTACAATGGTTATCAAGGGGAGTTAATTTAACTCTTCTCGTATACTCGTCTTTGTGTTCGTTTTTATAGCTAGTTAAATAGGATCCGTCCTGATAGTCCTCTCCACCCATGTAAGAGCGCAAGTAGAACTCCCACCTGTATTTATTAATTTCATAGTCTGGATGCTCATAGTCTATTCGTTTGTTGTCCATATCTTATGTCCATCGTGTAGGCTCTTGAGCCTCAAATTGTTTTCTAATGGGAAAGAGATAATCGACAAGGTAGCCCAGAGCATCATTCATATGGTCGTGTCCTCCGTCCTTATCGGGTTGGCTCGTCCCTTCCTTGTATGTCTGCCGTTCTAGCGATGCAATGGTTTTCTTGCAATTAGAACTAACAAACAAGCTACGCTCTCCCTTGGAAGAGCATAACTTAGAATTCACCGCGTTGATTCTATCCCTGACTGCTGTGTGCTTGGTTTTTACTCTTACATCAAAGCCAGCATTTTGCAGAATGGATAAATCAGTACGCCCCGCAGCAGACGTGCGCCTTTGGCGACTCGCTGGGTCTGGGTACACTATACATTGTTTTTTTGGATAGCGTGTTTTAATTTCATCCACCATTTCATCTGTGCTTGAGCCAAAAATAACTATCTCATCTGATATTGTTAGCGTTCTACCATCTCTAACTGCTACCGTTGCGCTCATCGGGTCTATGTTGAAATCCATTCCTATATGGATAGTGTCAGGCAGTTCTCCATTTATCTTCTTAACTGATTCAGCTCTATCAAATGAATAATATATAATTCCGGCGTAATTAACAAAGCGAGCCTGATACTCTTGCATAAAGGTTCTTTCATCAAGGTCTGCCTGTGCCTGTGTTATCTCATCTTCTGGAACATTGCCGCCATCTAAGGTTGTATATTGAAATGAACTCCACCCCTCGTCTTTGTCTATTCCTTTGCAATGCAAATCATAGAAGTGGTTTCTGCCCTTTGGTGTTCCGATAAATAACGCTTTGCCTTCTCTATCCGATAGGCTGGGTCTAATTACCTCAAACCATGCCTCTTTTCTCATATCGGCCAGCTCGTCAAGTACGCAGAAGTCTAATGCCCTTCCTCTGAGATTATCAGGCTTCTCAGCTCCTTTGAGTGAGATGGTTGAACCGTTAATAAGGTTAATAGTCAACAGAGTTTCATTTGTCTTAGCTATATAGCCTCTGGGAGTGACGTTTAACAGCATCTCCCACGCTATCTCTTTGGCCGCCTTGTAAGTAGGAGCTAGATACCAGACGTTTCTGTTCGATGAGGCGAGAGCTTCTTTCAGGATTTCTAAGGTGGATAGATATGTCTTACCAAATCTTCTACCCGCTACAACTACCCGAAACCTACTGTCATCCAGAAAGATACTACTCTGTGGCTTGGTCAGGTTCATCTTTTTGTACGTTAATCACCATTGCAGGAATATCATGCGTTGTTAGCCCTAAGCTGTCTGATTGCCCTAGCCAATTCTTTCCTAACCAGATAAGCATAGGAACATTCCCATCCATAGCCTTCTGGTACTGCCTTCTCCTTAAAGATGTTTTGCCAACAAGACTACCTTTTGTTTTGAAATACTCCGCAAAACTAAGTCCTGTCTCTTCCTGAACTCTTCTTTGTAACGTGTCATAACTAACATCTAAGACAGCAGCGCACTCTTCTCCAGTACATTGAATCTCAAGAAGTGAGTCTAGTTGTTTAAAATCAATCTCTAGTCTTGGTCTAGCCAATATTAACCTTCCGCAAATACGTTTTCGCCATACCTTTCAAACACCCTATGATATCTGTTGATAGTGGAAAAATGCCAGTATCCTAATTTTTTGGATATCTGTTTGTAACTGCAACCCTGTCGATGCCAGCTATCAATCTTTCTGATAACTGAACGCCGACAGTTATTAATGTATACCTCAGTCACAGATAGGGCTTAGATTCTTGTAATCAGGCCAAGCCTTAGAACAGACCATGCTTATGTAATTCTCATGCTCTGCTACCTCAATTTTATAATCTTCTTGACCAAGCAGACCTAGACCATAGAATATAGTCGCTGTGACAAACAGTATAACAAAACCAGCTCCCTTTAAATAGGCTCTCATTTCTTACCTCCCAAGCGATACACTGCTATTCTGCTTTTGCCGCCTGTCCTGTTTTTTACCATTTTTTCTTCCGATAAAATCACATGGCCTTTCTGTCTTAATTTGTAAACAACTGCCGCAAGCCGAAATATACCATAACGCTCATAAGCTTTGAGCTGAGTAATACTCGAACGCTTCAAATGTTTAAGAATAATTTCTTCTTGTGTTTCCATTTTACACTTCTCCCTTATTAGTGTTCCATGTGGAACATAAAAAAATGGCGGTTACACCGCCCTAATTGCCTTCCTTTCTTCCAATATTTTGTCAAATATTTTGTGCACTTCCTCCTGAGCCTCGATTCGAGCATCGGTATCCGCTGGAGTCCAATGCAGCTTGTTGAACTGAATGTAGGGTAGACGACCCTCTCCATTGCTAATCACTTCAGCTTCATAGTGCTTGATCGTCTGTGGAATTGGATTTCTCAGATCAGAAATTGAGTCAGCGACAAAAAATAAATCTCCAGACACTACAGACTTATCTGCGCATAAGAAGTTCTGGAATCCATGTCTCGCCGCATTTTCACCCATCTCAGTCAAACTGCGAAAACGCCTCCAATGGTACGGATTATATGTACGATGTGCTATTGCTTTGCCTGACATCCAATGCGGGTGTCCTGAATCTCTAATTGCTAATATCATTTTCTTTCTCCCTTATATGCGCTTAATTGCGCTTTCTGCCTACGATTTTACTAGCTTGAGCATACATTTCAACCTTTTCTATACACTAAATGCCTTATTTTCTAGCTCTGTAAGCTCTTGTTTTAAAGCGGCTTTTAGTTCCTCTATCTCAAATCGAGAATATTTCTTAGTTTGATTTTGAGTCGCCAGCAGCTCTTCCACAAAATCTCGGCCATACATATCCTCCATGTAGAGCGTGTAAGCCACCATATTTCCACGAAGGTAGCCGTTACATTTCCCACACTGAGGATGAATGTTTTCTTCTAAGAGTTTGTGAGCTGTCTTAACCCTTGATATGAAATGCCCTCCTTGCAGCTCTTGCCAAGGCTTATTGACTCCGCAGGTGACGCAGTTAGCATATCCATTTTTTGATGCTTTGATTCTTACAATCCGCTGTAAAATCTCAGCACACTCATTAACCAGCTTGGCTATAGTTTTTCTTTTTTTCATTAGTGCAGCTCACCAAAATCGTTTTCCATTTCTTCTATGGGCATATCTTCTATCAATGCTTTTAACAATCGAACACCAAAAGAATCATAGCTTTCACATATTTTTATCCCTTGTGGAAATGACGTTGAGTAAACAATAACCTCGTCATTTTCAATCTCTACTGCTTCGATTGTTTTTGTCACAAAGCATATCTGCCCTGTATCAGTCTTTGCTGCGATTAGTGGTATCACCAGCTAGCTCCTGTATGTATTGACTGGGAAATGCCGTGGTCACTCCGCAACGCTCTGCTAAATTCCTAGATAAAGTCTGATATACATTGTCCACATCTTCTTTTTTTAACTTACTAGTCTTTACTTCTTTCACCATTACTTTTTGAATTGGTTTCCAAAGATGCTCTTTCACTGACTCAGGTGTCCAGTCTAATTTAGCCCCTTCCTTCCACGGAAAGGTCAACTGATCTAAACCAGCTTCATTTAAATCGTCTGCTAGCAATCTAAAATATAAATGCAAAGCATTATTCTGCTGACTTGTTCTCTTATCCGTTTTTACTAAATCGAAAACTAACGTGCCTCCTTCTTTGATAACGTCTTTTGCATGTGTAAACAATGCTAACAATGTCTCGTCACTATCAACTTTCCATCCTTGTCCCATCAGCTTGTGTACTCCTTACCGTCAATAAAATATCTGCCATGCTTTTCAAGAAAGTAAGGCTTCATATCTTCTTGCTCATCTTTTGGAAGCCAACTAATATCATATAAATCTGCGTCTATCGAAGTATTGCGAGTGCTTGTTTTATTTCTAGTCACTTCGATGGGACTGCCGCCTTTTTCATTGGCTCGATTTAACCAAGAGTTAATAAACCGCTTGATGCCTCTTCTGGTTTTTCTATTTTGTTGATTAGAGTCTAACCAGCTTTCCATCTTGTCGAGTTCTAAATGAACATCGATTTCTTTGTAGGTTTTTTGCCATTGAATTATATCAACATCCTGA